TTACAAGCTACTGCAATAGGTTTAAAAGAAGCTTCCTCTAATAAGTCTACTTCCACTACAGATAGTGCTAGTACAACTAAATTCCCTGTTTGGAGTGCTATAGTATCTTATTTTGATATTTCAAGAATCAAAACAATATTGGGTATTACAACTTTAAGTGGTAGTAATACAGGAGATCAAGATTTAAGTGGATTAGTTGTAAAAAATACTACTATTGTAGGGGCTACTAATACAAAAATTACATATGATGCAAAAGGCCTTGTAACAAGTGGGGTAGATGCTACAACAGCAGATATAGCAGATACTTTAAATAAGCGTTACATTACGGATGCACAACTGACAGTTGTAAGTAATACAAGTGGAACAAACACTGGAGATAATGCAACAAATACTCAGTATAGTGGATTAGCAACTTCAAAGCAAGATGTATTAGGATTTACTCCTGAAAATGAAACTAATAAAACATCAACAGTAGTTGGTAATGAAACTTCAGAAGCTTATTTTCCTACAATAAAAGGTTTAGTTGATTGGGTAAATTCTTTATTTATAACTATAAATGCTACTTTTAATTGGTATATAAAAGGAGAGGCAAGTTGGAATATTAAAGATTTAGATACTAATACTACTTTTTTTAAAGTTAATACTAATGGGAATGTATTAATAGGTACTGACGTAGAAGAACCTTCTTCCATATTAAATATAAATTCAACAGTAAAAGGATTTTTACCCCCAAGAATGACAGCAGAGGCAAAAAGATCAATATTTATGCCAGCTACAGGGTTAATGATATATCAAATTGATGAAGAAGAAGGTTTATATATTAATAAATCTGAAGGATGGGTTTTTATTACATAACCCATAAAAACATATAAATTGTAAAAAAATTAAAAAATAAAACTATGAAATTTTTAAGAGAAATGTTTTGTGATGACAATTCTATTAATGAAAAATCTGTAATAGGATTTTTAGCTTTTATCATGATGTGTTTATTTGCAATAGTAGATATTATAACAGGCTACCTAGGCAAAGAACTTATTGTAAATGAGTTTATATTTACAGCATTTGAAATATTAGTATTAGGTTCATTTGGAATTGCTGCAACAGAAAAAATTACAAATATTATTAACACTAATAAAAATAAAGAAAATGAGTCTGAGTAAATTACAAGAAAAAATTGGGGTAACAGCTGATGGTGCTTTTGGCCCTGGAACATTGAAAGCTGCTATGGAATATTATGGGTTTACCCCAGAGAGAGCTGCACACTTTTTTGCACAAACTGCACATGAGTCTGGCAACTTTAAAACTTTTTCTGAAAACTTAAACTATTCTGCAGAAGGATTAGTTAAGATATTTGGTAAATATTTTACAAGTGTTACTGCTCCTAAATATGCAAGAAACCCTGAAAAAATTGCTAACAAAGTTTATTCTTCAAGAATGGGGAATGGTGATGAGGCTTCAGGAGATGGATGGAAATTTAGAGGAAGAGGAGCTTTACAATTAACAGGGAAATCAAACTATCAAGCATTTTCAGATTATTTAAAAAATCCTGAGATTATGGCTAATCCTGATTTAGTAGCTGGAGAACTTTCTTTTGAGTCTGCTAAATTCTTTTTTGATAAAAATAAACTTTGGGATATTTGTGATAAAGGTGTAACCAAAGAAACTATATTAGCTTTAACTAAGAGAATTAATGGTGGTACACATGGTTTAGCTGATAGAGAAGAAAAAACATTTAAATACTACAACTTACTAAAATAATTACAACTCTATTATGTTTTCAGAAGGTGGTATAGTAATGATAATGGGAATCCTATTAGGATTAGGTGTAATAGGAGGTTCGGTTTATTATATTAATAAACTATTTGCAAATAATACTCAGGAAATCTTGGTTAGATTTATCTTATTAATATTTACCTCGCTAGTTGCTTTATTTATTGTTGATAAGGTAATTGCTTGGCAAGTTAAATTACTTAGTGACGACCAAAACGCTCAGTTATTTGATTTAATTAAAACATTGGTTCTTATGATTTTTTCTTATTACTTTGGAACAAAAGAAGGTGTTGAAACAAATAATGATTTAAACAAAAAAAACTTTAAATAATGAAATATATACTTATAATCCTTGTTACTTTATTTGGAACATATATGTGGTTTTCACATAACAAACTTTCCCAAGATGAAGCTATAATCCAAAGACTAGCAGATAGTCTTTCTCAAAAAATAGATACACTAATAGTTGATAGAGAAGTGGTAAAAAACCATTATATTAAATCTAAAGAAATTGTTTATAGCATAGATAAAAAGTATGTTGCAGGCAAAGACTCTATTTGTGATAGTTTAGTAGTAGCTTTAAAAAATTCACTTATAAATTGTGATAATGTAATAATTAAATCAGATACTTTAATTAAAACATTATTAGTTAGAGATACTGTAAGACAAAATCACATACAATATCTTAAAAATAATAATAAATTTTCATTAGTAGTAGGTCCTGGAATACATGCTACTCCTGTAGGAATACAACCTGGATTTGGAATTACCTTTGGTTTAAAAATAAAATAAAAAAAATATAAGGATTATTGTATCTTTGTACTTAATAAAAATTAGAATAATATTAAAATTATTTTTTAATTTTGTGTATTAGTTTAATTTTTAATATTTTTATATTAAAACCCACATAACACATGGTAAATCAACAAATTGTAACTAAATTTTTAGATTGGACAAGCAGTAACAAAAATTATTTAGAGACTGCAAGACCTAATAAAAAAAGATTATTAAAAAAATTAAACAATAATAATTTTAATTTAACCTCAGAAGAACTTGATTTTTTATTAAGTACATATGGGAGAAATGTTAAAAATATTAAAAAAAATACTGAAGGTACTAATGTTTGGGTTCCTTTAGAAATGGTAGATACAGTTAAAGAGTTAAATGCTATTTACCAAGAAAGTTTATCTATAGGAGTGCCTGTAGAAGATATAAAACATGGTTGGCTTAAAAATGATAAGTCTTCAATGTTTTTTACTAATCCTTTATATAAGAAAAAAGAGGAAGATAAGTTTTATAATGAATTAGTTTCTGATTTACAAAACTTTTCTCCTGTATTTCCTGAAATAAAAAGAACTGCTTCTAAGGAAGGACACTTGTTAGTTATAGATCCTGCAGATATACATGTGGGTAAACTTGCAAGAGCATTTGAGACAGGAGAAGATTATAATAGTCAAATAGCAGTTAAAAGAGTTTTAGAAGGAGTCCAGGGAATTTTAGATAAAACATCTGGATTTAATATAGATCAAATTCTTTTTGTGGGAGGAAATGATATTTTACATATTGATACTCCAAAAAGAATGACTACTTCTGGTACTCCTCAAGATACAGATGGTATGTGGTATGATAATTTTTTGATAGCCAAGCAGTTGTATATAGATGTATTAACTATGTTATTACCTATAGCTAATGTTCACTTTGTATTTAATCCATCAAATCATGATTATACAAATGGGTTCTTTTTAGCTGATGTAATTAAAACATATTTTAAAGATTGTAAGAATATTACTTTTGATTGCTCAATAGCTCATAGAAAGTATTATAGTTATTTTAACAATTTAATTGGAACTACACATGGTGATGGTGCAAAACAATCTGACTTACCATTATTAATGGCTCATGAAAGTACAGATTGGAGTACTTGTAAGCATAGATATATTTATACTCACCATGTTCACCATAAGACTGCTAAAGACCATATAGGGGTTACAATTGAAAGTTTAAGAAGTCCTAGTGCTTCAGATAGTTGGCATAGTAGAAATGGTTACACAGGAGTACCTAAGGCAATTGAAGGATTTTTGCATCATAAAGAATTTGGGCAAATAAGTAGAATTACTCATATATTTAATTAAAATGTTTAATATACATATTAACAATACTAATAATCAAGCTAACTCTGGGAATACTGGGGTTAGCTTAATTGTATTATATAAACAATATTTACAACATCCTAAAAAATTGTATAATTTGACTTATCAAGACTTTAGTCATTTGTATACAAAATGGATAAATGAAAATTAAAAAAAATGACAATACGAGAAATAATTAATGGGTTTAGAGTTCCTATGGATAAAGGACTTCCTTCAGATGATAGTGCATTTACTTATGCATATTTTTATCATTTAATGAAAATATGCAGAGGAGTTTTGCTTTATGACAAGATTAAAGATCCTGATTATAATTATAGTTTAAATTTACAAACATTAGATTGTGTAGAATTACAATTAGCAGATACTAACGAATGTTGTGAAAAATTACCTACAGGTTGTAAATGGTTAAAATCTAAAAAACCTATTCCTAATACAATTAACAATATCATTACTAAAGTATATAATGATAGAGGAGATAATTATAATAGAGTTGTTTCAGAATCATCTAAATCATTTAGAAGATATAATGAACTAGGCAATACTGAAAATAACTTTAAATATTTAATAAAAAATAACTATTTATTTGTTCCAGATTTAAATAGTCCACAATGGGTAAAACTTCAAGCATTATTTTATGATGATTTTGAAGTAAAAAATACTTGTGATAATGTTTGTGATTTCTTAGATACAGATTTTCCTTTGGATGAAAGGCTATTAGATAAAATGTATAACATGATGGCTGATAGGATATTAAAAGCTTATCAATACTTTAATAGAGATGTTATAAATGATACATTTAATGAAGATGCAGGTTCCCCACAGAAAACAAATAAATAAGCCTTTAAAATATTATTCAGTATATGATGTAATCAAAGAAACAGAATATGCTGATAAAAAATTATATGTTAAAGTAATAAAAGAAATATTTAAAGTAGCAGCAGAAGTTTTATTAAAAAAACATACATTAAATTTATTAAAAATAGGCTCTTTTAAAATAATAGGATACAAGTCAAATAAAAAATTAATTGATTTTGGCTTAACTAAAAAACTTAAAAAAACAATATACTATACAAACTTTCATACAAATAGATTTAGATATAGAATTATTTATAATCACAATGTAATTAATACTTATTATAAATTTACAACTTACAGACAACTAGATAGAGACTTAGCTAAAAAATTAAAAGAAGATGAATAATTTACAATTTACAAGCATTGCCACAGTTATTGAAAACTGGAAACAAATAGCTCCTAATGAAATTAATTTTAATGAAGAATTAATGACTGAATGGATTATAGATGCTTATTTTGAAATAGGAACAGCTAAACAATATAAAGAAAAAGTACAAAAATTACAAGTAAAGAATTTTAGAGTAAAATTACCTTGTGGTTTTAAACAAAATTTATATGTGTTAGCTAAATCTAAAGAACATTTAAGAGAACAATTTTTTTTAACAGAATTAATAAAACAAGATTTTAATAATCCTGATTGCACATGGACTTATAGAAGAAATTGTAAATGTGATAATAATTGTTCTTGTGATAATAGTTACTTAGAAACTAATGGTTGGTTATTTATTGAAAACTTAGAAAAAGCAAGAGCATTTCAATTTGCTAGTGTTCAAGATTTTACCCCTTGGTTTGAAAGACATAGAAATGAGTGGATTATTTTACAACCTAGAAAAAATGAATTATCTTTATTAAGACATACTAATGTAGATTTTGAGAGAGAGTTAAGACCTCAAAATTCTTTTACTATTGATAATGGATATTTAATATGTGATTATAAAGAAGCTGAAATAATATTAGGGTATTTATCTATACCTGTAGATGAAAGTGATTTACCATTAGTTCCTAATACTAAAAACTTTATTAATGCTTTAATAGCTGCAATAGAAGAAAAATTAGCTTATATTCAATATAGAAAAAGTAAGTCTAATGCTGATTTAAACTTTTTTCAACTAGCTCAAAGAGAATACATTAAATATAGAATTAAGGCTAGAGAAGATTTAAATGCTCAAACATTTGATGAAATGTGGGCTATGGGTGAAGCACTTAATCAATTCTTAGTACCTAACCATTATCATGGATTAGATCAAAGAAAATCCCAATCTATTAATAATACATTTACAAAATATTAATTATGGCAGAGCAGAACAATAAAACTAGAACTTTGCAAGATATAGCTAATTATACTTTTACTAAAGGTATAAATCAAGATGCTTCTCCAGATGCTCAACCTAAAGATACTTATAGAGCTGCGTTAAATGTATTAAAAGAATCTTCTGAAGGTGATGAAAATTACTTAACTTCAGAGTATTCTAATGATTTTAGAATAAAGTTACCTGGAAAAATATTAAATTCTAATTTAATAAAACAATTAAATAAATGGGTTTTATTTTTATCTAATAATGAAATTGGAGTATTTGATGGTAATTTAAATACTTATACTACAGTATATAAATCTCCTTGTTTAGACTTTAATAATTATGTAGAATCTGTTACTTATACTAAGACAGAATGTGAAGATATAATT